TCAATTTTCATTCTCATTCTCCTTGTTGCCTTCTAAGATTTGTTTTATTTTCGTATACAATACGGGACTCAAATCTTTAAGCTTCTGTGTGTCTCCTAATAAGTAGTTTTCAAAACCGTTTGCCCAATATTCACGCAATGATGTAATTGCATATGGCGAATAAAATAAATTCGATGCCAGAGTTCTTAAGTAATCATACCCCAAATCTTCATACAAATGTTGATCAAAGGCGGATTGATACTCTGGATTTAAATAATATACCATATTTAATGTCGGCTTGTCAACTAAATAATGCAATCTTCTACGTTTTCCTAGAAATTCGCCCTCTAAAGCATTGTCGCCATAAATCTTTTCATCATATTCTTTTTCGAAAGAATGGGCGATTTCGTGAACTAAATCATCGATCAGATCAGCCTCATTATCCTGATAATTGGAAACATAAAGGGCGCCATCTTTATACATTGCGTTAAAACTGCCTTGTTCTCGATGAAAATCTTTAAAATTCCCCACATAAACGATTTCGAAATTATTAGTTAAAAAAGAAGGAACTAGTTGCTCGATTTTATTGATAACTGATTTTAGAGACACCGAGTCGTCGAGTGGTTGTAATACTTGCACGGGTTTTCCAAAAAAGTTAAACGACTTCAAAGTCTCGGCTTTTTTAGAAGATTCTTTTATGTAGGATCGAATCATTAGCTCTTAATTTTTTCTTTAACAACCTTTTGCGCTTCCGTAACGTCTAGATTCTCAATATCATACATTGCCTGTTGGTATCCTCGAATGAAGTTTTCTTCCGCAACAGCCAACAAGGCTTCAGGAAACTCTGCAGAAAGTACGTCAATAATCATTTCTACGGTTACTTCATCATTTTCGGGTTGAATTTTTTCGCCAACATAGTTCACAAGCCATCTTTTTAATTCATTCTCTTTTTCCACTACATTAAACAGGTCTGGGTTAGGATCTTTTTCAGTCATAAAATTACCTCCGGAGGTTATAATATCATATAAGTATTTTTTTTTAAAGTATTTTTGATGCAATAGTGGCAATCTTAGAACGCTCACCCTTTGTTAAAGTGACATGTCCAGAGATATCGTATGATTTAAATTTCTCGACGGCGTGAGTTAATCCATTCGAAGTTTCATCGATATATACGTTATCAATCTGTTCAATATCGCCAGTGAGCACAATTTTTGTGTTCTCGCCTACTCGGGTAAGAATAGTTTTTAATTCATGCGCTGTTAGGTTTTGAGCCTCGTCAATGATAATGTATGCATCAGATATAGATCGCCCTCTTATATATGTCAATACTTCTATTTCAATAGTCCCATTGTCTAAGTACATTTGAAGGCTTTCTCTATCATTTCCCATTAAAAATCTTAAATTGTCTTGTATCGGGGCCACCCAAGGGGCCATCTTTTCTTCTATGGTTCCAGGGAGAAAACCAATATCTCTTCCCATTGGCTGTATTGGTCGCGATATTACAAGACGACGGTATTCGTGTGATTCCATAACTTGTTGTAGTCCTGCTGCCGTTGCTAATAAAGTTTTTCCGGAACCGGCTTTTCCAACTAGTGTTACAATATTGACATTTTTATCTTTAAGAAGTTCTAGAGAAAAGATCTGTTCTTTGTTTCTAGGCTTTACACCCCAGAGGCCTTGTGAGTATTTGCCGTTAATTCGCTTCAGTGGCTTATCATAGCTTATGAAGCGGGCCAATGCTGTTTTTTTAGCATTTTGGTTAGACACAAGCACCATAAATTGATTTGGAACAAGCGGAGTCTCTTCGTCGAAATAAACTCCTTCATCGCTATAAAACCTTTCCAACAGGGGGTCATCCACTAAGTGTTCTGTATAGCCGGTGTATAAATGACTCGAGTCTTGCACGATTTGATTAGACTGGTAGTCTTCTGTTATAAGCCCTAGAGCATCACACTTGACTCTCATATTGATATCGCGAGTTACAACAATTACATTTTGATCTGGTTTCTCTTCTTTTTGGTTTAATGCGACACCAATTATTTCGTTATCGGGAATAGAAGTGTCTAAATCGTCAGGAAGGTTGTCTTTTTTGCAAAGCTTTACAGAAATAATCCCCCTTCCTTCTCCTATCCGCACTCCTTCGTTCAAACTGCCCTGCTCTCTTAGATTATCAAGTTTGCGAATAATTTCGCGAGCGTTCGAACCTACGCCGTCTTGTCGTTTCTTATGATTGTCTATTTCTTCGAGTACTTTTAAGGGAAGAATAATATCGTTGTTATCAAAGGAAAGGATGGAATTGGAATCTGTTAAACAAACACTAGTGTCAATGACATATATTTTATTAACCATAAAACTCTCAATCATTTAGCACAATTGCAGCGCTATAAAAATAAATAGTTTGGTTTTTTTATTTCACTAATAACGAACAAAGGTTTTTATTTAATAGTTATTAATAAGAGACAGATTTTTTTTAATAATACAAGGAGTTTAAAAATGTTTAAAAGAATGGTTCTGATAATGGTGCTGGTTGTATCAAGTGTTTCTTGTAACGGGAGTTTATTAAAATTTTCTGCTCACGACATTTTGCCCCGCAAAGGATATGTTTTTGTAAAGAAGGCCGTTGATATTCACGCTTGTGATGCTAAAAAATGCTTTCAAGATAGATATGTAGGAGTGGGATCGGGCTTTGTAGTTAAGACCACCTATAAGGGATCTTATGTTATGACAGCTGCACATGTTTGTTTGGCAGCTGCCAAATATCGCAATGATCCTAAATATAAAATTAAAACGAAACTCAAGGTGGAAACATTGTCTGGTAGGTATTTTAATGCCCGTATAGTGGACTATAATTCGAAAATTGATGCTTGTATGATGTTTGTACAAGATTTAGTCACTGATGTAGAGACGGTCGCAGTTGCGGACACGAGCCCCAAAGAAGGCGATAAAGTATTCAACATTGCCTCTCCATATGGCATCCACGAGTACAACATTGTTCCCTTGTTTGAAGGAAGATTTGCTGGTCGAAGTCAATACGATGATATGTACGTTTTTCCGGCGGCGCCAGGGTCGAGCGGCTCAATGATACTGAATGAAAAGGGAGAACTAATTGGTCTTCTGCATTCAGTATATGTACGAATGCAAGTTGTTGTTCTTTCTGTGAGATATGATGATCTGAGGCAGTTTATCGAGAGGAATTTAATTGAAAACGCTCAAGAGAAGTACTCTCGTCGCCCACACGTAGCGTCCAAGCTATAATTAAGGTCTTGTCCATATAGGTGTCCCAAGCTTATTTCGTACCACCTGCAGACTATCATAAAAGTTTAATCCTTGTATATCGCCCTCTAAAATAACATCTTGAAATAAATCTCTCGGGTACATCTCAAAAATAGTCGTTAAAATAAAGCCCATTGCTTCGTCATATTCATCTCTTTTATCTGAAACATTCATTTTTTGAGCAAGGGAAAAGCTGATGGTATTACCATTGTAAAAATCGACGGTCACTTCTCCGAGTGTACAATTATACACAAGCTTAATGCTTAATATTGGCGGTTCACAAACGTAACCCATTTCTTTTAAAAGGTATTTTTGATTCATATTTGTTGAAATAGATATTTATCGAAAACTTTTATATGTTCCTTGTATTCCTCGCCGTAACATCCCCACAATGCCGCTGCGGCACTACTCAATAATGAATTGCCATCTTGAGGGGTAAAACAAAAACCTGTTACAATGGAGTGGCCATTGTTTCTCCCAACGTGCAAAGTTGGCAAGGAGACGACTGTGTGGTTAAATATTCTTCCGTAATACCCATGGTCTCTACCAAAAGAAAAAACTTTATTTGCTAAATTTTTATGAGTAACTGAAATGAATTTACTAGCTTCCAATCTAGTTAGAATTTCCTCTTTACTGACATTTTTCTTAAGATGTAAATTAAATCTAATAGAGTGCATATATTGAGTATTGACTTTCATAGCGCTGGAGAATATGTTTGGAATCTCGTGAATTGTACCGAACAGATCGTAGGCGTCTTTTGCGTGGTGTGTTCCAAAGTGTACATCCGAGTGTGCGCCTACTTCTGGGGAAGCAATAAATTTACTCTTTTGGCTGATATCGTTGGCGCGTCTGATGCACGTAAAATCTCCATAATGAAGGTCTTTTGTGTCTGGTGAAATAGTTTTGATTAAAGAAGAGATATTATGAGTATTGCAGCTGACAACTTGAATAAATTGAGTGTTTAGAGCTGGATCACCCAACACTCTATCATTGATGCCATAGGCATAAGGAATTCCAAAACCTTTCTCACTTCCTTGTGCAATAAATGTTATTTTTTTCTTTTTGCAAAATCTGCCTCGGCATCCTGGCGCTTCACAGGCGCGTCCGGACGCTGGTAGTCTATATTTTTCAACTAATTTAGAATAAAATTCTTCTTTATTGTGATTACCAGCCGGTGTACAATCGATTACCACATCGGCTTTGCAAAGGGCAACTTTAAAATCAACATTTACTTTGTGCCCCAAAGCAGCGAATGCCTCTCTAGTATTCCTGGTGGCGACTAGTCGCGCTCCGCGCTGCGTTAAGCTATTGACTTTAGCTATTTCGTCCAACAAAGGAGTGCGTTTGTGAAAATATACATTAATTCCTAATTTTTTCTTAAAATCGGCCAAGAGACCAATCAAAGGCTCACCAATAGTGCCTGTACCAACTACTAATATATTCTTTTTCATTTTTTATTTTTCTTTGAAGTTTTCTTCTTTGGTTTTTCAGCAGGCTTAGTCCAGGCTTTTACTTTATAAGACCACTGTTTTTTATTTCTGTTTAAAGCTCTAATTTTAACTAAATCATACTGAGTAAGGACCGATTCTTTATGAGCTAAAGCTTCTTCGTATGTTATAAAAGTAGCTATAGTGGTCCAAATTTTAGTTTTAATATTATTCTTTTCTTCAGTCATTAATTCTCCAAAATTTATTCTTTAATATTATTCTTAACTTAAATTATCTTCGAATATTTTCGTTTTTAGTCTATCACAAAAATATCGATATTTTAAAGGAAATGTATGGTGGAGGTGTCGGGAGTCGAACCCGAGTCCAGAAAAAACCAAAGATTACGTCATTCACAAGGTTAGTTGGTTTTCTGCTCCAACAAGCTTTATCCTGCTTGCGCGTACCACCTATTTTACTAAATAGGAAAACATCCAGCCGACTTTAAGATCTTCTTTACGACCGCGGCTAAACTAGGTTATTTGAACCCTTAAAAACTAATGTATGATACCGTATACATTACCGAATTAGCTTTTTTATTAAAGCGCTAATAACTTCAGATTAAGCAGCTAAGGCATAATCAAATTCAACGTTATCGTTGGCATTTATAAAAAGTTAAGTATTTTTACTGTGTTACTCTCACAGCCTTGCACGTTAATATTTTATCTCTTCTGTCGAAACCGTTTCACCCCCATCTTCAAAAAAAGATTTAGTTTTATACTTTTTCAACATTTTGTTGAAATCATTATAATCTATTCCAAGAAACCTTGCGGCCTCTTTCTTTGTTCTACTGATACTTAGTGCGGTTTTAAGCATGGCGTCGACAACCGTCAACTTAGTCACTCTCCACAGGGGCATGCCATAATATTTACCGCACAAATACCTTGTGGACAATTCTAATTTGATTGCAATTAAATCTTCAAGAGAAATATTATTAATATTATTCAGATCTAAATCGGTCAATTTACCCTCAGATTTGAATTTGTTAATAACGCTATACTCGCTCTTTTCAAACGTTCTTTTATTTTTCTTTTTAAAAACCATTTGATTAAAAGTATAATTTATGATAAAATTTATATTAAATAAATAAGATTAAGAACCACCGCCGCCTTTCACTAGCTCTTCAGAGCCAGCAAACTCAGCGTCGAGGGCAGCTGCATCGCCTTCGGGGTTATAGTCAGGAGATTCAGGCTCATCAACTGTCAATTTAAGCTCATCTTCAAATTTATCGAAGTATAATTTTAAATTAGTTAAAAGATAGTCATAAAACAGGTCTCTATCGTCAACATTAGCTAAACTTTCGTAAGCTTCAATAATTTGTTTTTCAACTTTATTAAAGGTATTGGCTGCAAAATTTCGGCCGGTCTCATCCATGCCTTCAATGGCGGAAAATGTCTCTTCCTCATTCTCTTCGGCCGCAGGCTCTTCATCAATATCGCGAACAGGAATGAACTTATTTTCGTCTGTAACGTTAACTGTAACGTCTCCCTCTACTTCAACAAGCTCTTCTGATCCACCAGCTTTAGCTTTCACATCAACAGGCTCGAGTGTATTTTGAATTGCGTTTAAGATATGAGCCCTGAAAGAACTTCTTTGCTCTTTATCACTTGTGAGTGCCTTATAGTCATTCTCAATTGTAGGGATGATGTTTCTTAAAAGATCCTCCAGCACATTAATACCAGTGCTTTTATGTGGCTGATCAGAGGGCACATCTGTTGAATTGGCCTCAGTGATTAGCTTTCGTACAATTTTGCGCAGCCTGGTTTCGTTTATTTTAGATTTATTTTTTTCTTTTAGATATACTTCAAAAAGACCACGAATTGCTTTCCGCAACCGCTTCTCCTCAGAAAACTCTTTTAAAAGCTCATCGCGATTGATCATATGGTTATACTCCAAGTTTCTGTAATAAGTAGTTAATCGCTTCATTAACTTCTTCTTGATTTAATTTTCTTTTGCGGCGCTTTGGCTTCTTCGTCGCCGCTGCTCCAAAAGCCATTGCCCCGCCAGCCATTGACGCGATCTCTTCTAGCTCTTCTTCATCGTCCAGCTGGCCTTCTTCTTCCATAGAGTGTGCTATAGCAATTGCTTGTTTGTGAGGATATCCCTCGTCTTTAAGGATAGGAATTTTTTCAGATACTCTTTTTTTACCGGCGTTGCTCGTTTCTTCTAGAACTTCATCTGCTAACCCACGAAATATACCCAGAAAATGCTGGGTACCCTCCTCCAAGTCTGTGGTTAACTTTTCTTTTACTATATCATAGATTTCTGGATCATAAAATCCCATTATATCTTCAAAATCAGTTTCATCAGCATCTTTAAGAGCCACACGCAAAGTGGTGCCTGACATTTCTTCGGCACCATCAGTCATTTCAATTGATACGTGCGGCGCGACACCAATGTATCCATGTTTATCGAAGCCCTCCAAAAGCTCCGTCCCGTCCCATTCTTTAAAGTACGCTGGTTTACCGCTTTTTGTATAGCCACCCAAATTAGCAAACCTGGGATCTTCGGACATGTCTTTATCACCAACGAAATATACAACAGCTGTTTCTTCTGGATCAAAATCTTCAAGAATTTCGGTAGCATTATAAGGGTTCCGCGCTAAGATTACATTCTCTCCAGGTATACCAGCGGCGACAGCAATCATTTGTTTTTCATTAAAGTTAAAAGGAGACTTGGGCGCACCGCCCTTTAATGTCATATCAGTTTTATTAGACGTAGCTACAAAAACATTGCCTTTTCCGAACTCCCGCTGAAGGGTGTCGAAGACTTCAACATGGTGACGCCCTGTTGGTTGGAACCTTCCAGGGTAAACAGCTACAATTTTTTTATGATTATTACCTTCGTTTTGTTCTAGAATCGATTCTTTTACCATTTTGGGTATATTGCCCCGTCCATACTTAAATAAGCCCAAAAGTTGGTTCATTGGAGCAAAATTTCCGGTAAACTTGTATAATTGACCATCGTACTCAAAAACGAAGCCCTCTACGACCGTATCTATCCTGTCATGCTTCTGAAGCTTAGCTAGTTGATCTGCTAGGACGGTATGTGCTGCGTCTCGATGTGGTCCGTTGTAAGCTTGGATAGCTTTAATGGCGTCGACGGTCTCTTTCTTTAATCTATTTACTTCTTTGTTGTTGTCGAGGATATAAGCGCTTTTCAATCCGCGTAAAAGTGCAACTCCGAAGTGATGAATGGCATCTTCGAGAGGCCAAATAGCTTTTTTGATGATTTTTGGACTTTCTTCTTTAACAAAAGCCGATATTTTGGCTTTTTGCTCTTTCGGGAGCCCTTTTCCGATTTGTCCGAGAGTTAATTTTCCAGGTTTTCCTAAAATACGATCAACCATCTGCTGTTTTCGTAGCCCTTCAAGTTCTGGAAAATATTGGTCGACAAGAGGATATATTTTGTTTTCTAGATATTCATTGATGGTCATTTCGCCTTTAAAACCGGCGTCTTGCAACTTTTCAAGCGTATTTCGAAGTATTTTATCGTCTGAAAGTTTATTTAACTCTAGAAACGCAGTTCTTCTGACACTAAAGTCATTATTTGAGGTAATTTCTTCAAAACGATCAATTAAAGTGTCCAAAAAGGCAGATTGCTTGGCTGTGTCGATAACTTCTAGGTCATTTGTGCTCTTGTTATAGCGTTTATGGCCCATATGGTGTATATTTACAATATTTTCGTCATAATTGACCACATTTGAGGCTAACGGGCCTTGAATTTCAGTATTATAGAAGATTTCACCGTCTGGTCCGAATAATGCAATACGTTCTTGCTCAGATAATGAATTTATAGCCTTTTCGTAGGCTTGAAATGCTTTAACATAGGCATTTTTGGCTTTTGGGCCACCTTGAAACACACGATTAAGTAAATCGCGCATAGTCATGCCACCACGAGACATATCTCCTTTATTTCGCGCCGCACGAGGCTTTCCATCGACGTAACCAAGATAAATGTTATAGCCGTCCGTCTTTTCTGTTCCAATAAGCTCACCAGAAGCCGCTTTTTGGAGTATTTCGGCCATTTTGTTGTAAGTTAGGTTACGATTATCGTAAAGATGTGCTAAATGTCCTGCTACTCCGCCCATTTGAGTGTCCTTTTGGTTAGCTTCATATCATAGCGTCTCCTTTATGACTTAGATCTATTTTTAATTCTAGCTCGTGCTGACGAGGGAAGTCCATATGGATTTTCTCCTGCTGATTTGCCGAGCATTTCATCTAAAAAATCGTATAGTTCTTGTAACTCATCTATGTCGCCGCGATCCACGACTTCTTTTACCCAACCTTCAACGGTACTCAATAAGCCATCGTGCGCTAGGGCATCTGCTTCTTCTGGGTCTGTATCCCATTCTTTAATGCTTTCCATCTCTTCTTTAATAATTTGTCTAAGCTTTGATTTAGTCAGCTTCATTTTAATTTCCTTCTTCTAATATCTTGACTTGTTCTTCTAAAAGTGTTAATCTTTCTTCAAGCTTTCTGTTTAATTTCTTTATTTCTTGGAGATGTTGTCTTGCGACACTCATTTGTCTACTCTCTTTTTGGCTTTTTGGCCGTACTTCGTCTATAATGCGGAGAACGGATTCAACGTAAGCGCGAACATTTGGTTTATTAACAGATTCGCCCAATAGAAACCTTTTAGTGATCTTGTTTAAATCAAGTTTCATTAAGCAAGCTCTTTGATAATTTCTCGAATAACATCTTTAAGCTTTTGCTCTTCGAGTTCTTTCGTCCACTCCGGGCATTCTATCTCGTCGGGGTGCCCGTAAGCGCCCATCTCGTAGCATTTACCATCTTTTGCTTTCCATTGCCCACCGGCTAACTGGCGATTAACAGTGTCGGCAACCGACTCTTCAAGTTCTTCTTTTGCATCTAAAGCTTTCTGTTTTGCAGCCGTTGATTGGGGGTGGTCTTCGAAAGTCACCCAGTTTTCATCTTCTTCGAGCGTATCTTTTTCTTCATCAATTGGATATTCTTTTTGACCAGTTTTATAGTCGCCACCTTTGCTAGTATCGTAATAGGCGTCGAGTTCTTCTTTAAGAGGACTAGCTTTTTTGCCATATCCCCATTTTTCCATGAGCAATGTGTTTAGCTCTTTATCTTTCCAATTCTTAGTAGACATAATTTCATCTCCTTGGTTATGATCTGTCTTATAAATAGTTTCATAAAGTTGTTTGTTTGTTGTTTTTAAGTTATCTTCCCAATCTCGGAAACACAAATTGCCTTGTTCATAGGCTTCGCGCTCCATTTCTCTTAAATGAGGGTCATTTTGAGCATAACCTTCCTCAGTGGCGCCACAATTTTCAAAATCGCCTCTTTCATTCTGCAAATGATGCACCAATTCGTGCGCCAAAGAGCGCAAACAGTCTTTTACGTGTCTTCCACTGATAAAAATAGTGATAGATTGCTGACTGGGATCATAAAAACCGGTTTTACCTAATGGATTGTTCCCATTTTCTTGATCATTGACAAAATTAACCCGAGGTGTATTCTTTAATTTATTTCTTTGATGAAAAAATTGAAGTAGATCGTTGGCATATGTTCGGATGTTCTTCACAACTAAACATAATTAGTTAGTTTTTTTCTTAAATATGCTGTGGAGAGCTTGAAAAGTAAAATTTATCGATGGTAGTATCTTTTAAAGAATGTTCAATGTGAGTTTTGAAACCCTTGTCGTCCAAAAAACTCACTTTGCTGGGTTGCTTAAGTTCACTAGGATAGTCGTAAAGTGACCATTCGTCCACTTCCTCTAAAATATCCATTTTATTGACCACTAAGTGCGTCACCCCGTTAATGTTAGTAGCTTTTCGAAGCAGACACATGTCCATCCAGTTGACTTGTCTCTTTCTACCAGTTGTTGCACCAAACTCTTGACCCACTTCTTGAATTTTCTCAAAAATCGGGTCATCTCCTTGGAACTGTTTTGCTCCAACATATGTTTCATAAGCTTTTGCAACACCCCAAACGTTTCTAACAGCTTGCGGAGGCACACCATTCATTAAAGCAGCCGGAGAGATACAATTTGAAGAAGTAACATACGGATAGTCTCCCCAATCAACGTCTAGCCCAAATCCTTGCGCACCTTCAAAGAGAATTACTGGATTTTTAGCGTTAACGTGTAATTCTTCATAAATATCAATAAGATAGGGCTGTAATTTCGGTATATCTTTGGCTCTGGTGCCATTTCTAGCGTATTTGTCGCGATAAGCTGGACCATTGCCGCTCTTAGTGGTACCTATCACTGTATCTTTTTTGTCTTCTTTTAGATGATTATCGGTTATTATGTGGGCATTCTCTGCGATAAACACTAGTCCTTGGGTTTCGATACCTTTTGAAGCCAATTCATCAATTTCATTAAAAAACTGGTCAATATTAACAACACAACCAGGGCCAATGATAGACTTGACACCAAAAAAGCAACCAGCAGGGAGGTGATGAGTGACAAACTTAATACCATCATGATAAATAGTGTGCCCGGCGTTGCACCCACCGTTATAACGAATGCAGTGGGTATATTCTCCGGATTTTAAAAGATGGTGAGTAACTTTTCCTTTTCCACAATCTCCATATTGAAGATCAACAATAATATCTGCAATCATAAANACTCCTTAAGGCTAGGAGTTTATTATAATTTAATTATGATATGTTATTTTAGCAAAAAAAGACATTCCACGCGATATTTGTATGTTTAGCGAAGATATAAGTATATATTATGACAACAGGAATTAAAAGGATGTAGGTTAATTTTCGTTTTCGTAATCTCCATAAGAAAAGACTACATATGGTAACTAACAAAATTTTTAATGTTATAAAGAATACGGGGCTAATATTCAACCAATATTCCATTAATGGATTGGCTTCGGTAGCTAATTGATGTTCTATCCAAAAGGCTGTTGCTAAGGCATCGACTGTATTTAATATGGTTAAGATAACGAGAATTACAAGAAATTTATAATCTCCTCGGTTCAAGGCTGAACCTCTTCCTCTTCTTTGCCAGCGCAAGCAGTCTCTTCTAGAATTTCTAAAAGATTGTTGTACATCTCAACAGCTTTATCGGTAAGGTTAAAATAT